CGCATTTTATCAATGTCACCACTATTGGCCCTGATAACCTCTAGGGCCAGCCCATTGTTCATAGCTTCCATGAGCATTAGCGTCCATGAATCTATGAAATCAGAATGACAAAACGGCCATGACAACGGTATGCCTAATGCTAATTTCATTAGTTCTTCTGTAACAGCACACGGTATTGCACTGTGTACTGCCACACCTCATCATCCTTGGCTAGTTGTGCAAACTCTCTAACAAACCTACTTACCTTGTAGCCTGTAACCGTAGGCGCAGACCAATCGTATAGAGTCTTTAGATTCTCAAAATAGGTGCTGATATTACTAGCACTGGCTTTATCGTCAAAGATATTAAACTGAATCAAGAAATCCTCAAAATCCTCCACAAATTGATAGTCGTAATCGTTATTGGCTAGGTAGTAAACTATGTAGGGGAAGGTAGTATTCTGAGGTGCCTCAGATAGATACATCTGCCCCCCCACTGCGGTATAGATCGCAGGTGGACCAGTAGTGAATAGATTATAGATGCCGGTAAATAGTGTTTTCAACGAAAGAACCCCTTCCCCGTATCGTGGTAACTCTTCAACGGCTTCTTGCCTATGTCATGCCCAACCCAAGTAGGCATACGACCCTTTATTCTGGACTTAGCTTTTGTAAGTGCTCTCCACATAAACCATGTCGGATACTGTGTGCTGGTGCCATAGTGAACATAGAACCAGTAAAAAGTATCGCGTCCACCTACCTTGACCAAATAACCACCATCTTTAAATTTAGACTTCACAACTTTAATACTCTTTTTCAGACTGCCCCCTTTTCTTCCCTTCCATGAAGCAAACTTGGTAGCTGCTCTATCAATTTTCCCAACAGGAACCTCATCCTTGGCAATACCAGCTAATACATCGGCACTCTTTTTGAGCACAGGAGACATCGTTTTATTTATCTCTGCCAGTAATGGATTATCATTCCACTTTACCCGGCCCCCACTGGGTAGACGCTTGTCACTTTTACCAAGTAATTTATTACCTCTAGCCATCTCTCACCGGGGTTGTTTCCCTGCACATCATTTCAAAATAAATGTTGCGCTCGTCAGGGTTTATGATTGCTTCAATATCAAAATATCTACTGCCCCATTTAATTCTATGTTTTGGGGTAAGGTCAGCAAGATACCTTATTCTAATCTTATGACTGATCTCAGAAGTCACCTGCATAGCAGTTATGTATTCTGCGCCTTTGAGGGGCCAAATAGATGCAGGGACCGTCTTAAATGTTGACCATGTAGTTGTCATGCCCCCTATTCCATCAGACGATTCAGTAGGCGCTTGTAACGTTATGCGATGTCGTAGTGTGCCAGCTCTCACAATCCAAACCTCGACCTTCTATGATCTGCCAGAAGTCTATCTACCGTGTCAGGTACAGGGGTCAGAATCGTGCCTGTAATAGTCGGTTCTCTCATCTCATAATAATGAGCACAAAGCATCAGCATGGCATGGCGAATATCATCAGGCACATCAAGCCTATCATCACCATAGCCGCATTTAAATTCTGTATAGATAGGATTGCTAGGTAGCAAAGCTTCACTAGGGAAAGACTCGCCATAATCAAGAACAATTCGACCCGGTTCCGAATCAGTATCAACAATGTATTCACTACTCGACCAAGTGGATACCGTAGCGTCAGACTCTAAATATTTAACCGAGGTCACTGATTGCAGTGGAGGATACGGCAACTCGAAATAATTACTTCTCGGCCAGCCATCCATATAGTAAATCCAAGTCTGCGTGATAAGCGCCCTGCCCGTAATCTGTTCGACTTGCCTTCTCGCCGTCTTAATTAAATTGTCAATGTAGTCATCGTCATCGTCAATGACTATCCTGCCATGTTCTTTAAATAAAGCTCTGGTGATAGGCTCAATCGTTGGTACAGTATCAATGGTTGTTTTCATGGTGTCGCCTCTAATTCTGCCCGGACTCGTATGGGTACAATGTCCCAGACTATGCCGGTGGCATTGCTGGCATCATAGACGATAATAGGTACATCGTATCTTCCCGGATCTATAGTCTGGGCACCCAAAGTCAGCCGCACTTCCCCTGTTGAATAACTACTACCAGCCCATGTAATAGCCCCACTACTTGCGCTGCTACTTCCATCAATCAGGGTATCATCAAAGGTAGCAGTAATATTAGTTACGCTAGTCAATGAGGCCGCGCTGCTACTAGCTTTTAGTTGCAGGTCAATGGTATTGTCATGTCCCAGATAGACAACCTCAGTATCCATTTACTTCTCCGTAATGTCCCTTGATGTAGTTAGACTTGAAATCACACGCCCTATTGTCGTGCTGGTTATTACCCTACCAATTGTCGTGCTAGATATTGCTCTCATAATAGTCGTACTGGCTATTGCCCTCGCAGTGGTCAGGCTCTCGATTACTGTATTTATAAATTCTAATACCGCAACAAGCCCAGAAGCAGCTATACCAGCATAAATATAAGTTGCATGTTCCCTATCGAGTGCAGCTATCGTTCCATCTGGCACTGGTGGCATGGTGTAGAAATGAAATATGCCAGTTGCGCTTCTGCGCTTATTTTCAGTATCAAGGTTTGCCATTAGGCGTGCTCACCCTTTGTGAAAGTTGTCCCGTCATCAGATACCGCACAACTCATAAGAACTGTTGCACCATCGTCAGCATATAACTTCTGCACAGCAGAATCCGTTTCAATCTTATTCCTGAATACGGTGTAGAGATAATCAATCTTTACACCAGTTGCAGCCGTTTTACTAGGCGCACCCGCACCAGGCTCCGCAGTAACAGGCTTAATGCCAGCACCATCAATAGTAGAAAGTAAATCCGAAATCGAAGTAGGAAGTGTGGTCTTGGTATCAGTAAGGATGGATGCAGTATCGGCTTCTATACTCGACAGTTGACTAGCAACAGGCCCATCAATCGTTGACTCCACCGAATCAACTAGATTCTCCAAAGCACTCAGTAATTGACTATTACCCGTACTCATTGCAAGCACATCGGATACACTGCTCTTGACTGCAACTACATCAGATACAATAGTTTTCTCAAAGTCTGAAAGCGCACTATAAACCTGTGTAATATCTGAAGCAAGTGTTGCTTCGGCATCTGACAAAGCACTGTAGACAGCGGCTATATCCGATTTCATCTCGGTGACATCTCCACCGGCTGTTGCCTCGAAATCCGAGAGTGCACTGTAAACACCAGTAACCCCCGATCTTACATTGGAAATTGCAGACGGTAGAGTTGTGGCCGTATCTACAAGAATCTGGGATATAATATTGCTATTGCCTGTGCTCATGGCAAGCACATCAGATACGCTACTTTTCACTGCGGCTACATCAGATATAATTTCTGCCTCAAAGTCTGAGAGAGCACTGTAAACTGCTGCTATCGCTGCACTGTCGCTGCCTGCAGATGCCTCGAAGTCTGAGAGAGCGCTGTAGACAGCAGTGATATCTGATTTAATCGCAGTAACATCAGTGGCAGTCTGTGCTTCAAAATCTGACAACGCACTATACACAGCAGCAATGGCAGCACTGTCACTTCCTACCGATGCCTCAAAATCAGATAGAGCACTATATACTCCGGTAATACCAGACCTCACATTTGAGATTGCAGATGGTAAGGTAGTCCCAGTGTCTACCAATATCTGAGAAGTAAGACTTTCAAGTGCGTTCAGGCCAAAAGTACTATCATCAAGTCTCAGGTTTGTCCCGTATCCTGCCAATGCACTCACATCTCCGGTAACACCAAGGGCAGAACGAATCTGTTTCCTCTCCGATTCAGTCCAGTCAGCCACAGCCTCTAAATCATCGAGCATTGATTCAATATTGCTTACGTCTGAAACCAGTTGCGACCAATCCACCATGATAGAACCCATAGGACCATACACAAAACTATCAAAGCCAGATTCCAGCAGCGATATATCTTGAATAATTGAAGCTTCAAAATCTGACATGGCACTATAAAGATCAGACATATCAGCAATGAGGGTGGCTTCGCAATCCGATAAGGCACTATAGACAGCGGTTATATCAGACTTGATAGCGGTCAACTCAGAGGCTACGTTATCATCTAGGGTGGATAGTACATTGGAGGCAATAGAGGTGATGGTTTCGGGATAAACGATTATCCATTGGTCGGCACAGCTTGCATTAAGGAACTGATAAGCACACACATCAGCATTGGTTTCCGTTGCAGCAAGGGTGATAACATACAGTCCCGATGTAACTTCACTCACACTATTTGAACAGGTGGAAAGTGC